ACGACCAGTCTCTTTCCTCGTACTGCTCGTCGAGGTAGCCACCGGCCGCGCCGCCGAGCATGCCCCCGGCAGGCCCACCGAAGTAGGTGCCGATACCGGCGCCGATCAGCGTCCCGGCCCCTGCCCCTTCATCGCCGGACGTCTTTTCACCGGCCATGTAACCGCCGCCCATGCCCATGAGCCAGTCGCCAGCACCCGCTAGGAACCCGCCGTCGGACCCTCCAGCGCCGTGCTGAGCGCTGTCTGCGATCCGACCCCACGCCCGGCTCGCGTAGTCCGTGACCGTATCCCACATCGCCACGCCCGCGCCCCGGATGTACTCCCAGGTGCTCGACGCGACGCCCTTAATCCAATCCCACGTCCCGGTTACTGCTCGCGTGATCGGCCCGGTGATCGCATCCGGCGTAATGTCCCAGATCGTACCGGCAAGCCACATCAACCCTTGGCCTACCGCCTTGATCGGCTCCCAAAGCCCCCCGAGCAGCATCATCGGCAGCATTTCCATCATGCCGCCGCCATCCGGGGCTCCGGGGGCTTCTCCGCCACCGGCGCCGGACCCGGCGAATACGCCGTCACTCGCGCTTCCTCGCGCACCGCTGACACCAGACGGGGATCCCGCGCTGACACGCCCCCCGCTGGCGAACCCGCGCAACGCCTGATCGGTCTCCTCTGCGGTATGAACCCACGACCCGCGGGGCAGACTGACAAGCTCCGGCCCACGCTCACCGACGATCACGTCCTCGCCTGGAGCACGCCCCCCTTTTGCAAACATTTGCATCCCGAGGTAGCCGCCCCCGAAGCCACCGAACAGCGACGTCATCCAGCCACCGGGCAGGAAGTGGCCTACGCCACTCCCGAGGAGCCCCCCGGCGATGGCGTTTAGTTGCCGGTCATCCAGTTCATCCTCTTCTTCGCTGGCGACCACAGAAGCCAGCAGGGTTCCAAGACCGCCCCCTACCATGGTCCCCCACAGATTGGGACCAACAGCCTCGGACGCCGCCTCCCCTGCGGCACGGTTGGCCCCAAAGATCCGCTCCATGAGGGGTCTTCCGCCGGGCTCGTACTGGACCCGACCACCCGTGGCGAATCCGGGCACGTCATCCTCTCCCGCGGCGCGAAGTATCTGCTTCGACTCCTCGTGGGTATGAACCCACGACCCGCGGGGCAGACTCACAATCTCCGGACCACGCTCGCCTACAAGCGACATGTTTTCCCCGATACGCCCCCCGGTAGCGTTCGTTTCAATGTCCTTGTCATGTTCGGCGTCGCTTCCCGACTCCCAGGCCGCCCAGCCACCGGCACCACCTGCCGCGGCACCGATCAAACCCCCCATCGGACCGCCTGCCAGCGTACCGATGACCCAACCCAGGAAGCCGATGAACGCCGTGAAGATCTCCCGCTGGTACTCAAAGATCGTCTCGACGGCGCTGACGACCTCATCGACGAACGTCGTCAGGAACCCCAGGCCGGTCCCGAGCCAGTACATGAGATCCATCAGGTACTCAAGGAGCTGCACAACACGCCCCACGATGGGGTCCATCTTGTGCATGATCTCGGCAAGCTGCTCGAACAGCGGTACGAAGTCCTGGATGTAATCGGCAACCTTCTGGAACAGCGGGGTCAGGCTCTCCATGATCCGCCACAGGCCGGTCGGATCCTCGTGGAGTTCGTCGGCATCGTCCTTCAGGCCCGCGGCTACGTCTTCCAGGGCAGTCCTCAATTCGTCACGGCCCTGACCCCGGTCCGCCAGGATTTCGTGGATACCTTCATCCGCGAACCGCTGCCTTATCTCCCGCTCCTCGATGTTTTGATGGCCGAGCATCTTGGCGGTATCCAGAAACTCACGAACCATGTCGTCGAGCTGCGTCCCGCCCTCGAAGCCGGTCCACACCAGGTCATCGGCCATGGCGTCGATGTTTTTCTGCACCTTATCCGGGTCGTACCCGGGCTGGCCGATCAGCGGCCGAATCGCATCGGTCACCAAGTCAATCAGAGCCGCCTGCATTTCCGATAAACGGTCTACGAACCCGTCCACATGGGCGAACATGCGCTGCATCGCCTCACGTGCAGGCTCGGCTTGCAAGGCCGTCTCGAACAGAGCGTTGGCCGTTTCGGCGACCGTGACGCCGAAGCGAGCAAGAGCGCCTACAACATCGGTCAGAACTTCCCGCCACCAATCCGTTGAGAACAGGTTGGCGATGGTCTGTTTAAGGTCATCAAACCAGAACACGAACCGCTCTTTCGCGGCTTCAACCGGATCCCCTTCTTCGATTCCGAGTGCCATTGCCAGACGGGCTCCCACAACCTCAGCAAACGACAACTCGTCCTGAATCGCTTGGGGCGTAGGCATCTCGCGGTGGACGGTGCCATATTCCTGAATCCGCGTGTCGCGGTCGATCTGCATCCACTCCTCAAAGTCCATCTCGGGCGGTCTTTGGACGGTGATGTCGTAGTCCTCTAGGTGCCCTGGCTCCTGCCCGTAGTGAACTTTCTGACGGCCCTGAGACGTACTAAGGTTAATGTGCCCACCCGTCTTGTCCTCCACGTACCGGTCCGTGGTCGTGCGGCCCCTCCAATCGGTATCCGTTTCGGACCAGGCGTCCTCTACGCCTACTTCCGCTAACTCAGTCGGGAGAGTGCTGCTTTCCGGACGGGCTCGTTCGTAGATAGCTGCCCAGCGTTCGATTTCTTCGGCGTCCTGCTCGTTAGCATGCGGATTAAACCCGGCCGATGGTTCCTCCATCGGACCAACACCAGGCGTCAGCATATTGACAAACGCCCCGTACGCGAGGCCGTAATACTCATTGCCGGATGAAATGGCCTCCTGTGCCATGTCCGGCAGACGCTCCGTGTCATCCACACCCCGTGGGACGGTTCGCCCGGTCGCCATATCGAACAGCGTGCGGGGTATAGCGCGAAGGAACTCAAACGCGTCCTCGAACAGATCTAGCGCGGAGCGCCCTTCGGCCCAGTCATAGATAGCCGCCGAGAAGGCCTCATAAATATCGGCTGCTAGCGTATCGTCGCCCCAGGTAAACTCGGCGTCTCCGAAATGCTCCCCCAGAGAGTCCGCCAGGCCACCATCCCTAAACAGACCGGTCCCCCGCAGCGCTTGGGAAGTCTCCCGTGTAGCACGGATGATCTCCTCAGCCTTTTGTGTGTTCTCAGCCCGCAGCTCGCGCAATGCGTCCCCGACGACTTCGGTGGCTGAAACGATGGCCATCGGCTTGACGGCATCCTCGATCGTCTCCTCCGTGCGAGCCATCGCTTCTGCTGAGAAAGGATCAGGGAAGGGGATATCGCCAATCGCGTCCAGGTTGTTGACCTGAATGCCAGCGTCCTGAAGGCGCTGCGCCATCTCCGACGGGAGGTCATCCCCAAGAACTGCGCGCAGGGCCATCTCCATCTGGTTGCCCTGAAACTCGAACAACGCCTCGGTATCTTGGGGGCCATCTTCTCCAATCGGCTCTGCGACTAACTCAGTCTCTGTCTGGTCCTCCATGAACCGGCGCTGAAGGCGCTCCGTCAGGTCCCAGGCCCGGTCAACCTCTTCTCTCTCGCGGAGATCTCCCTGTCTGCGCAGGATTTCTTGGAGCCTCTCAGCTAAGGCGTCGTAAGCCTGCTCACGGGAGTCACCGCGCACATCCTGTCCGAACAGAGCGCCGACACCTTCCTGGCGTATGACCTCGAATGATGCCTGCGCGTCTCGGCGGATTTGGTCCCAGTCAAACAGTCCTTCGTGCTCCCGGTGCATGCTCTCCTGGAGCCGCGCCATCGACCCCAGGATTTGCCGGCGCTCTGCCTCGAGCTGCTCGCTCTCGCTACCGGTCCACCCCAGCCCAGCGCCGGCCTCTCGGAGATTCCCATGCAGTTCAGCCCCAGCCTGAGCGGCCGACGCCAGGCTCGTCGCCAGCTCTCCCACGGCATCGGCGAACTCAATGATCTCCTCGGGGTTATTCGCCAGATACTCAGTGAGCTCGCGGATCTCCGGCGCTGTCTCGGCGAGCGCCCGGGTTAGGTTGTTGCGCACAGTGGCAGCCAGCTGGCCAATCGCATCCTGCGCCTGCGACGCATCCTGGACGACGTCGCGGGACATCAGCTGTCCTGTCTCACGGAACTCCTGCTGGTACTCCCGCACAGCCTCCTTGCCATCTTCCAACGCACCGGCCAGCTCAGGGCCTGCCTGACGCCCAAAGAGATCCGCCGCCAGCCCGGATCGCTCCGCCTGGCTCTCGATATCCGCGAGCTCGCGCATGACGTCGTCGAGGACGCCTTCGGTATCTCGCATATCGCCGGATGCGTTACGCACGGAAAGGCCGAGCTCATCGAGCGCTCGCCGGGCTTGCCCGGTATCATTCCCGGCCTGTCCGACGCGTCGGCTGAATCGCTGCAGCGCGCCGGTCGCCCCTTGCGTTTCCATGCCCAGCTGATCCATGGCGTACGTCCAGGTCTGGACGCGCTCGATACCGACGCCGGTCTGCCGATTGAGGTCCTCGATCGCTTCGGCTGCTTGAAAAGACCGGCTGACCATCAAGCCCATGCCGCCAGCACCAGCGGCAACCCCCATAGCCGTCTTCCAGCTGAACAGGCTGGAAGCCGCTCGGCGAGCCTGCCCAGCAACGCCCCCTACGATCCGGGACGTGCGCGATACCGTGGCGTCGAGCCTCCGTGCACGCCGGCGGATGTCGTCAGCAGATCGGGAGAACTCCCTAGCGCCTGCGCGGGCGCCTGCGGCTCTTATGCCGACTTCGAGCTCGGCCATTACGAGACTCCTGGGATTTCTGCTTCTTCTGGGCGTAATCAAGGAACGTCTGATCCAGTTGCTGGATCAGATAGACGGCTTCGTCAGGGTCCGGGAGATAAACCAGGCGCGCGTAGGCGTGGATTTCAGAGATCGGGATGGCAGCAGGCCCGTTGAATCCTTGTGGCCGAGACCGATGGAGCGTCATCCAGGCCTCGTAAAACGGAGCAAGATCCCGCTCCAGCCCCGGCTTTCGCTCAAGGGCCGGAGCGGGCTGCCCGTTCTCTACGCGCTGCTGGAGCTGGTGCTCGTGCTTTCCCCACTTGAGCTGCCACTCGAGGTACTCGCAGAGGGCTTTCCCTCCTCTTCCAGCCTTTCAGACCGGAAGGTCTCGCCTTCGTGCGCGAAGCCCACTACCTCCTCGAGGAAGTCAGGGTCGTCGAGGAATGCCTGAATGGCGTTCTCCTTGGTGCACGCAGGGATCTCCTTGGCGACGTCCTCAGGGCAATCATCGGAGGGTCGCCAATCGAGAAGCAGACCTTCTGCCACCCAATGGCGATGGATCTCCTGCTGCTTGCTCGGCGGAATGCTGCGCATGTTCTTGTACGGCTTGTTGAGCCTCCGGAGCACCTCCTGCGCCTTTCCGGAGTTTGTGCGCCGCACTTTTACGTCGAGCATGCCGTGATAAACGCCGGTGACCCAGACCCCTTCCTCAGCGACGGTCGGGTCGGCATTGCGGTGCTTCTTGAAGAAATCACTCATCGAGCGACCTCCTTAGTTAGTTGCGGTGGGGATTTGGGCGCTGCTTCGCAGGCCCGTGTTAGCGCTTGCAGATCTGCAGGGTCTTGTCGTAGCTCTCGCCGGGCTCGGCCGCGAAGTCGAACTCCAACATGACGTCGTCGTCCGGGCCGGGCACGTTGCCGGGCTCATCGGTCAGCGCGACACGCGGGAACTCAAAGACGTAGCCGTTCTCACCGTCGTCGAAAACGATCGCGAGACCGAACTTCTGGAAGTCCACGTACCGCTCCAGGTAGCTCCAGGATTCGGCGTCGAGATACATGGACAGCGAACCGGTGGCATCGAGCGATCCGTGCGCGATGCCGGCTGCACCAAGCACGCCGACGGCGTTCTGGCGGCGAGCGTTCTGGTCCAGGGCAATGTTGATGGAGGTCACATCTGCCCCGACGGCTGACATTGAGCCCTCGGCGCTCGTCAGCACAGCCCGGACGTGGTCGACGGCGTTGAAGATCTCGGTGCCCGGCGCGTCATCCACGCTGCCGTTGCCGGCCAGGCTTTCGCGCAATTCCTTCTTGAGGCCCTCGAAACTGACCGAGCCGGTCACGATTTCGCCGTAGTCGACACTGACGTCCATCTGGTTGGCTCGGCAGCCATGGATGACCTCGACGCCCTCGTCGAGATCGCCGTAGTCACGCTGCAGGGCGTAGCTATGCGCTTTCGTGCCGTTGCGGATGTAGGAGCCGGTGATATGGATCGTCTTGCTGTCGCCGTTGCTGTCACTGGCCGTGAACGGTTCGACGGTGATCTCGTCTTCCGCGACATCGACGACCTTGTACCAGCCGTTGGCGTCGGCGGTGTCGAAGCCGCTGACATGGATCCACTGCTTTGGCGTGATCGCGCTAAGGTCGGCCTCTACGGAGCTGATTTTGCCCTGCCCGTTGTCCGACTCCTCGATCGAGACATCGTCAGCGGACAGATCGAGCGAGTCGCTCCATGTCGCACGCATGACGCCTTCGATCAGGTCATCGAATGTCTTGGCCGATAGCTCGATGTTGATCGAGGGCGATGCCGAGACATTCGTACGCACCATCGATGACCGCTGCCCGTCAGGGCGGACCTCTTCAGACCGCGTTGTTTCGGTCGAGTGATCAAAGCTGCCGCCAGTAAAGCGCAGCGCCTGGAAGGCCTCTTCCGGAATCTCTCCAGGCTTGGTTTCCTGGATGTAGCTGATTCGCTGCTGGGAGCTGTCAGCCATGGCTCACCTCCTACGAAAAAGGCCCGCCAAAGGGCGGGCCATCTAAGGGTTGATCGTTTTGTTCGCTACTCGTCCCACTCGAAGGGGATCGAGACGTTGAGTTGATACCAGGTGCCATCCGGCCCGACGTGTTCGAGATCAGCCGCCCGGAAGCGTATGCCCTCGTACGTGCCAGCCTCGAAAAGACTGGCCACCTCGTCAGCGATAGAGCGGGCTTGAGGGTCCCCGCTTCCCTCGGGCACGAACACCTGGACTTTGACGACGCCCACGCGCCTTAGACGGCGGCCTGCCGTAGCCACCTGCCGACCGTCCCCGCCGAGGATCGTCAGCCGCACCCAAGGCTCGTGGTCCGGCGGCTTGAAGCTGGCATTCGGCCATGCCACCGGTGTGCGGTCGTACGACTCGGAGACCCGCTGCCGGATGAGCTGTGCGACGCGCTCACTCTCCATACCGGCTCCTCAGCTGAGCGACCGTCACGGCCACCATGCCCTCGGGGGCTTGGCCACTGTGCCCATCCTCAAGGCGACGAATGTAGCGGGCTCCATTGCTGATCCAGATGTCGGTGAACGGCGGGGCGGACCGGATCACGGCCTCCCCCTGGGCGATCGGGCTGGCTGAATCAGTGGTTTCGGCTGGAGGATTGTGAAGCGTCGTATTCCAGTTGTTGCGGGCGAACCCCGTGTCCACCGGCGTGCGACTCACCACGCCTTCGAGGGCCTCGAGGGCAATCTTCTGGACCAGCTCCGAGTGACGCCGGGGAATCTCCTCCCGCTCAAAGCGACTGATCTCCAGCTCGAAGCGCTCGACGTTCGTGGTCATGCCGCCCGTCCATCGTTCGCCGCTTCGAGCCCACGGCGACGCGCCGGAGCATGCCGAGAGGCCCGAGCCATGGCGCCGAGCACGACCAGGTCGCAGAACAGCGCCCAGACGTAAAGCGCGCCCCACATTGGGAACCCACCCACGGCCTGCGCGCCGATCCACGCGATCACTGTCACCATCTTCACCTCCGGATCTGAAGCTGGTAGATCACTGGATCCTCTCCGGCGTAGACCGGATCGACCCGCTGGATAGACCACTGGCGGCCATCGATGAGCAAGCGGTCCTCGGCAGACGGCTCGTTCCGTCCCTCCGTGGAGCCGTTACCGGACAAGGCTTGAGCCGGGACCGTGACCTGGAGGTCGCCGAGCTCGACGAGGCTGCTCTCCTGCTGGCGCACGGAGTACGACTCGAGCGTCACCGAGAGCTCTACGTCCCGCGTCTCCTCGGTCTTTTCCCCGGCCACCGGGTCGTACTCGGACTCGACCCAGCGCAGGGTGACCACCTTGCCCAGCTCGCCGATCAGCTCATCGGCGACGCCACGCAACTCCTCGGAGAAGCTCATACGTCCGCCCCCATCTCCAGGGCGTCCGCCTTGGTGACGGACTCCGCGACGACCTCATCGCCGCATGTCACCCGGTAGTACCCGCCGCCCCGATGCACGGCCTGCAGCCCGCCGCTGCCGCCTTTCTGGCGGTTGCGGGCCTTCTCCCGCTGCAGCCGCTTAACCTGCTCGAAGCTCAATGCCATCACTCCCCCTTAACGAAAAGGGCCGGGACGTGCCCGGCCCTACACCGTCAGCCCTCGCCGTCGTTCTGGGTCTTGAGGAACGCGAACGGGACGTTCTTGCGCTCCACCACGCGATCCCAAGTCCCGTGCTCGCCCAGCTCGGTCTTGGTGTGCGACTCGCCGCTCGGAGCGGACGCCTGGAAGCCGAACGGGTGCAGCAGCCAAGTCCGACGACTCCACAGCTCCTCTTGACCGCCGCCGTCGCCGGCCCGCGGGTCGCGGTACAGCTCAGTCGGCTCCACCGGGCTCCCGACGCCAAAGCCAAAGGCGCCCGGCCCGAACAGGATCGAGGTGTAGTTAATGTCTTCGCCGTCCTCCTCGGCGGGCAGGCCGTCATCCACGATCAGCGTGAGCCCGCTGAACTGCTCGCCGATCAGGTTGCCCTCGCTGTCGCGCACGTAGTCGATCAGATCGTTCATGTCCATCTGATCGCGCACGGAGCTATGCACAGCGATGGCGGACAGCTGATCGCGCATGTCCCCCATGGTGCCGGTGGCCTTGATAAAGGCCGCCTTGGTGAACACATCCGACTTCTCGACGATCATGTCGCTATCGTCGTTTTCGTCGTTGTCACGCATCACGCCAAGGGCCGCCTGGACAAGCCGCCGCTGCCACTGGCGAGCCCAATAGCGGTCGATCCGGGCGCGGATGCGCTCCATCGCGCGGCCGCCCATCGCCCGCTCGGCAGCCAGATCCATCTCGCTCCAGCCTTGGTTCAGGAACGCCTTGTAGGCGATCTGCTTGCCCTGGCTGATCTTCTTGGCGTCGGCGTGCGACTTGGGATCATCGCTCGACAGGTTCGGCTCATCGCTCGCGTCGATGTCCTTCCAGAACGGCAGTTCGGCCACGCGACCCGGCTGGTTGGCGAGGCTGTCCAGCAGCTCGTTACGCTGCACCACGCCGCTCTCGAAAAACCGGGTTTGCTCCGGGCCGTCTACCGGCGGAAGGTCGTTGAACACCTCAACGTCGATAATGTCGCTGAGGCGGGTAGCGTTGTCGGAACTAGGCATCTTCAGTTGCCTCCATAGAACTCATCCCGCAGCCGCTTGTATTCCTGCGGGTCTTGTCGTTTCAGATCGGCCAGCTCCGCGCCCGTCATGTCCTGAAAACGCTTGCGCTGCGCGTTGCTGCCCGTCGAACCCTTTGCGCCGCTGCCCGTCGGACGCGACACGAATGCTTGCCCTCTCTCCGTCTGAGCCCACTGCTTTACGGCATCCGCCACCGGGCGAGGCCCGAGGTTGGTGTCCATCTGCGGTGTGCCGTTGTCGTCGAGTTGCACCTGGCCCTTGAGCAGCGCCATAGCGCCCTCCTTGAGCCCAGGATCCGTTACACCAGCCGCCTCCAGTGCCGCGGTCAGCTCGCGCTCCACCGCGTTGGTGCGGATCTGGTTGCGCAGCTGCTCGGCCTCCTGTTGGGCCTCTTGGAGCTTGCGCTCGTATTCCTGCTGGACCTGCTTGATCTTGGCATCATCGCCGGACTGCTCGGCCTTGCGCTTCAGCTCCTCCCACTGGCCCGGGTCGAAATCCTCGGGCAGCTGAGACTTGAGCCGTTCCAGCTCCTGGGCCTGGCCTGACAGCTTCTTGCGCTTGTCCTGCTCGGCCCGGTAGGCATTGCGCAGGGCCGCAACCTCCGGGTGGTGATCGACGCCTTCGACTTGGAGCACGTAGACGGTCTCGCCGTCGTGTTCCTGCTCCTCGTACAGATCCCGGTATTGCTCCTCGACGCTTTCGAGCTCGGTTACTACGGTCTTGAGAGCCATGAATGCCTCCGCATCGCGGGTGTGATGGCGCGTCGCGCCTGAACGAAAAAGGCCGGCACCCATCGGGAACCGGCCTGCTATGCTCGGGTAATGACTGATGACGAATTGGTCCGCTATCTCCAGCGGCTCGCGTCAGAGATCCGCGAGCAGCGCCCGGAGACGACGGAAGGTGACACCACGCTATCCGCGGCGGCGCTCGCCCTCGAGCGCTTGGCCGCCGCCGTGTCTATGGTCCATGCCCGTCAAGCGATAGAGCGCTCCAGCCGGGACGAAGACAGGTAGGGCCGCAACAGAGCCAGGATCGCCTCGAACCGCTTGGTGCGCCGGCGCGGGGTCGCGTACTGCGTCTCGGTCTGAACAGGGCCGGCCTTGCTCCGCTCCGCGGATACTGTGGCGCCGTCGTGGTCAGGGAATAGGTCCTCGCCGCGGATATAGCGCAGAGCCGCTTCAATGGCGGCATGCTTAACCTCGGGCGGGACCTCGCTGGACAGCACCTCGCGGCCGTCCACTACGCCGACATTGCACCGCGGCCAGGCCATCGACTGGCGCTGCAGCTTGCGCCGGCCGCGGAATCGGTGCGCGTCCACGTACCGGGAGCCCTGACGCAAGGCCCGCTCGCGCTTGGGCGCGTCCGCCTCGTCCCACGCCCTCGGCTCGTGCCAGCGCTCGATATAGTCTGTAGCCTCATCCACGCTGGCGTATGTGTCGGCGCCCTCGACGCCCGACCCGTCCTCAACTGTGAGCATCATCGCCTCCGAACCCGATACGTCATTGAGCATCGGCACTGGATGGTGTTCTCGGGCACGGACCCCGGGGAGCTCCGATCACGGGGCCGCCGAAGCGGCCCATAAGGGGTGTCGAACATCTCGTCTTTGGGAACCCCTCCTTGATTCATTCCGGGTATCGCGGCGTGCGCCTCGCGCTCCCGGCCATCCCTGGTTACCACCCACTCCTTGACCACAAGGTCTTCGCTGACTGTCCCACTATCGATGGCCTGGTCCACCGCCTCCTCCTGCCCTTGAGTCAATGCCTCAAGGGACTGGTCCCGCCCGATGGTCTCGGCCCGGTGCTGGGTCCAACGGCGACGGTAGCTGGCCTCCATGCGGTCGATTTGCTCCTTGCTGAGCCCCCGTTCCTCACGGATGGCCTTGATGACGCTTCGGTCGTGCCGGCGGTCTCTGAGTTTGCGGCCCAGGTACTTGCGCATCTGCTCAGGATCGCCGCTAGCAAGCTCATCGCGGGCCCGCCGCACTACTTCCGCCTGGTGGCGGGTTAACCCGATTGTCCCTCCCCGGAACTTGCCAGCCTGTCGGTCCCACGTGCCGCGGATGCGCCTGGCTGTCTCTCGTGGATTCTCCCCCCGCTCGATACCTGCCCGGACTTCGTCACGTATCGCGTCTCGGGTCTCTTCGGTGACCTCGCGGATCAACTCTGTGTGGATCTGGTCAGTGCGGCGCTCCGCCCGCTCGTTGCCAGGCTCATAATTGATGCCCAGCGCCACTTGCTTGACCGTCTCCCTGCCGCCGGCTGCGACAGATCGTCTGATCGCATCCCGCACACCCTCGAAAGCGGCTGCAGTCACACCTGCTGCTGCAATCGCTCCCTCGACGTCGCCGCGGCGGATGCGTGCCTCGATTTCCGAGAGCTTCACCTCGTCACTGATGCCTTCGATGGCGCCAAGGAAGGCCTCGCGCAGCTCGCCAGAGAACTGTTCGTCGGCAAGGCGCTGAATGTACTCGCGGTCGGGCATTACTCATCAGCCGGCAGTGCCTGCCCGGCTGCCGTCATCTGCAGGAACTCCTCGTCTTCGTACTCGTGGAGTTCCGTTCGCCGGGTATAGCGAGCAAGGAGCTCGTGAGGGGCAAGGCCGCGCTCGACGCCGTCGTAGATTGCCTGGAGCATGGCCGGGTCCGGGCTGTCGGTGATGAATGCGGTGGACTGCTCGACTGTCACCGTATCGTCGGTCGGATCGCTCGCCGCGCCTGCCCAGAACGCGCAGTAGCGCAGGACGCGCTCGATACCCCGGGCAGTCGAGACGGCAATCGAGCTGAGGGTGGCGGTCTGCGCCTGGAACCGAAGCCGCAGAGTCTCGGCCGCCTCCGCGTCGCGCTTCGACTCGCTCATGGCCTGGACGGTGGCCTGCACGATTTCCCGCTGAATCGCCTGCAGGTCGTTGTCGGACGCCTCCAGGCCGGCGCCGGACACCTCGATGAAGCCGGCCTGAGCATCGGCAGCCTCAGCCGCCCAGATCGCGGCCGGGCCGATGGTCGTTGGCCGCTCGCTCTCGGAAGCGCCGAAAATAAACGGCGTGGTCCCGTGCGCGCACATGTACAGCTGCAGCGCGTGGTCGGCTTGCCGGCGATACCAGTGCAGGCTCTTGTTCGCCACCGGCAGCAGCGGGAGGCTATCCGGCTTCGGCAGCAGATCCCGGCTGCCAACGATCACCGCCGGGACGAACTCCAGAGGCGCGTCGCCCGAGCGCCGCGGCTCAAACGTATCGACCAGCCGCGGGTCGCTGTCGTCTTCGCCCTGCTGCCAGAGCTCGACGGTGTAAGCGCCACCCACGACCTGACACACGCGCCACTGCGTGACCGTCTCCAGGCAGAACGGGTCGTCTCCTTCGGCCTCGGCCTGCTCCTCCAGGACAAGCAGCGTCAGCCGCTCACCGTCCCCGCGCCAGTTGATTGCCGCCTCAGCCGGATAGGTGGCGATGTACGGATCGCCCGCCTCGTCCACATCAGCCAGGAGGATGTAGCGCCCGACGGTGCAGACCTCATGGCGCACCCGGTCGATCAGCGCGTCCAGCGGCAGGCCGTCGGCCGTCGCCTGTTCCTGCAGGTATTCCAGCGACTCGGGCAGCTCAATGGCCGGCGGCTTGCGCGCCATCAGGCCCACCATACCCTCAACCGCCGGGCCAACCGCCTCGGGATAGCGGGCACGCGCCTTGTAGTTGATGTACTCCGGTTCCTGCTCGGGGTGCCTCGACTGAACCGACGACGGCGCCGGCAGGTACGCGGTGCCGCGGGCCTTGATGGCGTCCTCGCCCGCAGCGGCATCGCGCAGCCGCTTCCAGTACGGCAGCCACTCGTCGTAGTCAGGGTGTCGGGTGTCTACCGGCATTTACATTAGCCCCTTGATCGGTGCGCTCTGCACGCGGCGGTCCTCGCCGAGCATGAGCTCGGTGGCGGCCCACACCAGCGCGTCGAGACGGTCAGGGCTCGCGCCGCTGCCGTCGTA